GAAGACATCATGGAACTGAGAATTGAATTCAACAAAGACCTAGCACACAATCGTGTTCCACTGAGTATAAATTATCTTAGATTCCCACCGCACTTACAATGCACACTGTTAGACCCTGTGACTAGAGTTTCATATGCTTCTGATATTGAAAATCTTGCAGAGTCTTGGTTGAAGTATTCTTCACCAGATAAGTTTGCTAGAATATATCTTGAGGAGTTTGATCAGATACAGAGGTTCTGTGAGTATTTGCGTATGACCCCAACTGCCACAAAATATAGGGCAGACTTTGTAAAATTTATCAAAGAGTATGACGGTCGCCGGGACAAAAACTTTAGCGAAACTTTTGTGGAGTTTGCACATTTATTGGAGGATTGGGATGAGTAAAAAATACATTCATGTAAACATGCACAAAATTCGTGCTAATAAAAAACATGGAACAAACGAACCTGTTCTTACAGTAAAAGAGGGAAGAAAAAATACTTATGGTCATAGTGTAAAGATACATGGCCCAAGTGAAGTAATATATGGTGGGAATGATAAACCATTGTTACCCTGTGGGGCAAGAGTTGTTATAATGACAGAAGCGGAGATTGAAATTGAATAAAGAATTCGATTTGATAAAGTATCGCCAAGACATCCTTGATACAAAGTCAAAAAGTTTCTGTGGTGCGAAGTGGTATAATGCCACCACTTGGTTGGGAAGTGGGACTACTGCTTCTTGTCACCACCCACCAGCACACAAGATTCCACTGGAAGAAATCAAAGTAGACCCGTCTGCGATTCATAACACCCGTCACAAGAAAGCAATGCGTAAGATGATGCAACGTGGTGAACGTCCACGGGAGTGTGAGTATTGTTGGAAGGTTGAAGACATGGAGACTGATGCGGTCTCTGATAGAGTGTTCAAGTCTATCATCTATACAAATGAAGATTTGAAGAAAGCGCACGAGATGGATCACAACGAAAGTGTTGATCTAAAAACATTTGAGATTGCTTTTGATAGGACATGTCAGTTGGCTTGTTCTTATTGTAACGCATCGTTCTCTACAACGTGGGCAAAGGATATTACAAAGAACGGTGCCTATCAGAACATGGTGTCTGATGGTGCTGCTGCGTTTCAACAAGATGGTGCGTGGGCAGAACCATATGCAAAGGACGAAGAAAATCCATACATCAAAGCATTTTGGGATTGGTGGGAAGAAGGACTCTCTGAGAGTTTAGAAGAACTGCGTATTACTGGTGGAGAACCATTGATGTCCAATCAGGTGTGGAAATTGTTTGATTGGTTCAACAACAATGATAGTGATATGAGATTTGCAATCAATTCAAATCTGATGGCAAAAGACAGTCTTATTGATAAACTGATTGAGAAAAGTGAGGGCATTGATAATCTTCACATATACACATCTTGCGAGGCAACTGGATTGCAGGCAGATTATATTCGTGACGGACTTCATTATGATACATGGAAAAAGAACATGTATAAAGTCATGGACTATGGCAATCTAAAAGGTTTGAACATAATGATGACAATCAATAGTCTCTGCCTTTTCAGTATTACAGAATTTCTTGATGACGTATATAAGATGAAGATTCATACTGGAACAAAGGCTCCTGTTGTTAGTGTAAACCTGTTGCGGTTCCCAAGTTTCCAATCACCTCTTGCACTACCAGATCATATCAAAGATTACTTGCGAGAGAAATTAGAAACGTGGTATAATGAAGTAAAGGATCAACCACTATGGCATGATTTTGAAAAGGCAAGTATTGAAAGATTGATTGACTATCTTATAACAGTTGATGCACCCCATAGACGAACCAGTGACAAGACAACTTTGTGGAGAGACTTCAAAACGTTTTATGCACAGTATGATGAAAGACGAAACTTGTCTCTGGGTGTGTTTCCAAAAATCTTAACCGATTGGGTTGATACTATACCAGACACAGAAACTATTCCTGTGAGTCTTGTCGATGGTGATAGCACCAAACAGTATGCAGATGATCCAGACTTGAAAAAGATTGCAGATGAAGAAGGATGGGTATTGAAACCAGATAATAAAAACATAGATATACCTCTTGGAGATTATGACAAATGAAAATCTTAATCTTTGGACTGCCTGGCTCAGGTAAGACTACTCTAGCAAGAGAGTTATCATATCACTTCTTGTTACCGCACCACAATGCTGATGTATACAGAGAGAAGTTTATTGATTGGGATTTTACGCATAGAGGCAGAGAACGTCAAGCGTTTCGTATGTCACGACAGTGGGGAATCCTAGACTTTGTTTGTCCGACAAACGAATTCCGAAACATAGTAAATCCAGACTACACTATCTTTATGAACACGATACATGAAGGTAGATTTGAGGATACAAACAAATTGTTTGAACAACCTATATCGTGTGATTGTGAGATAAAAAAATGGATAGAACCAAACCAACTACGCAACTCCTTGGCAGATTTCAACCGTGGCATAGAGGGCATACAGAACTTTTTGAAAGAGCGATTGAACACACTGGCCAAGTAGTTATCATGTTACGGGAAACGGAAGAAAGTGAAACCGACCCGTTGACCTTTGAAGAACGAAAAGCAATTATTATAAGACACCTAGCAGAGCGAGGATATGAACACAAGATATTGTATGAGATTATCAGTGTTCCAAATATCACCCATATTACATATGGTAGAAATGTTGGTTACAAAATAGAAAAGGAAGAACTCGGAGAAGAATTGGAAAAGATATCTGGAACAGAAGAAAGGACTACTTTTTCTACGTTGCGTGACTACTGGACAAGGGGCGGCCGCCACCACCCATGAAGTATTTCTGTGCAGCACCGTGGACTCATACATACGTTTCCCCACAAGGTGAACGTAGACTTTGCTGTGCTAGCAGAGAAGAAGCATCTTTTCAAAAACAGTATATTGATAGTGGAACCGCAGAGGGAAAGTTTGAACCAGTATCACTAGAAGAACACTGGAACAGTAACTACATGAAAGATATTCGCAAGAGAATGTTGAACGGAGAAAAACTGTCGCAGTGTGATGTATGTAACGATCAGATATTGAACTTACACACATATAGAAAATACTTTACTGAGACATTGTTCCCACACAAGGTGGATGATCTTGTTGCAAATACAAAAGAGGATGGACACTATGATCCGATGCCCATCTCTTATGATTATCGTATATCTAACCTATGCAACTTCAAATGCCGTATGTGTGGTGAACAATTGTCCTCTAGTTGGGAGACAGAAAAAAAGAAGTATGATCTTATTGATGTAAAACAAGAACCGTGGTTAGAACCAAATACAAGAAAGTCTATTTCTAAATTTCAAGTAGAAGTATTGGAAGAAGAACTTCAACGTGCCGTTGATAATAAAACGATTGAGGAGATTTATTGGGTTGGTGGTGAACCACTGATGTTTGAACGTCACTGGACTATCATGCAACAACTGGTTGACAATGGACATGCAAAGAATGTAACGGTTCGATATAATACGAATCTGAGTCGAGTCAAATACAAAGACTACAATCTGTGGGACATGTTACCACACTTCAAGAATGTAAACATATGTGCCAGTATTGATGGCGCCTATGAGGTAGGTGAATTCATCCGTGATGGGTTGAAGTGGGACGAGTGGATACAGAACTTTGAGTCTGGTATGTTTCTTATAGACCAGTTTGGTGATGATGCGATGGTGTTCGATGTAACTCTTACAACGCCAGGCCTACTTCACTTGAAAGACCTTTTTGATGTAGCATGGGAACTTGATGTAAAATCATACTTCAAGTTCACTTTTGCATTTGATCCGTCTGTTGTAATGAGTCCGATGTGTTTACCAAAGAGTGTATCTAAACCACTGTGTGAAGATATGATATCATACTTTGAAAAAAAGAAGACATGGAAGAATAGAGTATACATAGAATCTTTGAAGAACCTGATAAATAGAAAATCCTTTGATGAAGAATGGCCTGATACATATAGTGATGCTTTAAAACGTGGAAAGGAATTCCAACAATTTTTAGATAAGATAAGAAACACAAAATTAACTTTTGAGGACACTCTCTATGGTAATGCCTTGGAGTGGTGGAATAATATATGAGTGATACTTTTTGCCCATTACCGTGGAACCACTTAGCAACACACCCACATGGTGTTTGCACTCTTTGTTGTGAGTCTGAACAGACTGATGGAATGTCTCAGGCTTTTAATGACACTGTGCCAAGAACTTTGGTGTCACTTCAGACCGTAGACGATTTTTCTGAGATCACAAACTCAGATAGTTTTAGTCGTGTTAGAAAACAAATGTTGAATGGAGAGAAACCAAAAGAGTGCCGTAAGTGTTGGGACTTGGAAAGTGTTGGCGTAAAGAGTAAACGATATTATGAAAGTCGCAGGGTTCCTATGGATGTTGATCACGCAAGATCAATTACAAACGAAGACGGGACTCTCAAAGAAGTAGAGTATGAATTTGTCGAGTTGCGATTAGGCAACCATTGTAACGTTCAGTGTCGAACATGTAATCCATATTCAAGTTCTAGGTGGAACAAAGAGTGGGATGTTATCTATCCAGAGAGACCGGCACTACCGAATCTTATGACCCAGAGTAATTTTAACTGGCCTTTAGATCAAGGGTTCTGGGATAAACTTATCAAACGATGTGACAAATTAAAGGTGTTGTATATTAATGGCGGCGAACCGTTTATTGTTGACAAACACATGGACTTTCTTTCTACCCTTGTTGATAGGGGGTTGTCAAAAAATGTGGAGATTGTTTACTCTACAAATTGCACTGTCATAAACAAAAATTACGAAAACATCTGGAAGAAGTTCAAACACATTCAATTTATGTTGTCTATTGATGATGTTGGTGAAAGGAATGAATACATAAGAACTTATACAAAGTGGCCAAAGGTGTTGGAGTTTGTTGATTGGATGATGAGTATGTCTGCCCGATTCAAAAATATCAATTATAATATCTTACAAACCGTGTCCACATATAATGTTTATTATATACCAGAGTTTTATGATTTCTTCAAGGACAAAGTGCCACTGATAGGTCATCCTCTGGAAGATGACTCGTTGCATATTGGTCACAACTTTGTAAATGATCCAGAACACTTTGATTGTAGGATACTCCCGAAAGAAGTGCAAGATACAATCGTAAAAAGATTGGAGGGGTATCAGGGATATAATGATATCAAAAACTATTTCAGTGTTGATGGTGAAAGTAGATGGGGCGGTGCGGTGCATGGCAGTATGAAAACATTCTTTGAGAAGACTCGTGCGATGGACGGTCTTAGAAACCAATCTTTTGAGGAGACCTTTCCTGAGTTGTATGAACTGGTGAAGGAATATGAGTAAAAAGGTTAGTGACCCTATCAAACTAAAAATCAAGAACGACAACCTTTGTATCATACCTTGGGTTCATTTACACACATGGCCAAATGGATCAACATACCCTTGTTGTATGACTCCGATGGAACATATCGCTGGTGACTTGAACAAACAGTCAGTAGAGGAGATATACAACAGCGATTTGATCAAGAAGCTTCGTTTGGAGATGCTGGACAACAAGAGACCAGAGAGTTGTTCTCGTTGTTACGTTCAAGAAGATTGCGGCGCACATTCGTTTCGCATGAGTGCAAACAGAGACTTCAATGGGCATGAAGATTTAGTAGACTCCACCAATCCAGATGGTTCGGTTGATGAGACTCGGTTGGTGTATTGGGATTTTCGTTTTTCTAACATTTGCAATTTCAAATGCCGAAGTTGTGGCCCACAGTTGAGCACTGGTTGGTATGGTGATACAAAGAAGATTGCAGAGATGGAAACTGGTGAGAAGTTTTTACCCAAAGACATTCCCACTGAAGTGCATTTTGATTTGTGGGAACAGATACAACCATACTTTGATGATGTAGAAATTATCTACTTTGCCGGTGGAGAACCTTTGATCATGGAGGAACACTATCGCATCTTGAAGAAACTTGATGAGATGGGAAGACATGATGTTGAGATAAGATACAATACTAATTTCAGTGAGATGCGATATAAGGATTTGCACGTTCTGGAGTATTGGCCTAAATTCAAAAACGTAAGTGTTGGTGCTAGTATTGATGGCATGTTTGCACAAGGTGAACTTATTAGAAGTGGATTCAAGTGGAAACAGTTTTATGATAACCGAAGAAAGATGCAGGAGTTGTGCCCGCATGTTGACTTTTATGTAAACTGCACAGTGAGTGTTCAGAATGCTTATCACGTTATCCCCTTTCATCATAAACTTGACACACTGAATTTGATTGATGGGTTGGATAAGTTTCATGTAAACCCTGTCATGGAACCGCCGCACTTGAGTCTTCCTATATTGTTAGATACCATGAAACAGGAGTTGTCAGATAAGTATGACGAACATGTTGAGTTATTAGAAGCTTGTGGATTTCATGCTGTTGCAAATGATTTTAAATCTTTGCGTGATTTTATGAACTCCGAAAACAAACAAGACTTGATACCAGTATTCTTGTCAAAAATGCAGACCCTTGATATAATCAGAAACGAGAACTTTTTTAGAACCTTTCCAGAATTAAGTGAGTTAAAAAATGGATAAGATTTGTATTTTGCCTTGGATTCATACCGAGTTTACAACAGAGGGAACTGCAAAACCTTGTTGTTTATATCGTGGTGATCCTATGGGCAACTTGAAAGAGGAAAGTCTTCTTGATATATGGCATGGAGAAAAGTATAACAATCTCCGCCAAGAATTTCGTGATGGAAAACAACCAAAGGGTTGTGCCATGTGTTGGCAGAACGAAGATGCTGGATACAAATCAAAAAGATTACAGGACAACGAGAAATTTATTTCTCACTGGCAAAAAACACACGAGAAAGTTCCCTCGCCTCCAGTTTATCTTGACTTGAAGTTTGGCACTCTTTGTAATCTTAAATGTCGGTCATGCGGTAGTGTAAATTCATCTAGCTGGAAGACTGACGAAAAGTTAATTTATGGTAGAGTCCTTGATAATAAAGATGCGTTGTGGGTCAAAAAGAATCCAGACATCTGGGACGAACTTGATAAGATCATGCCTACCGTAGAGCATATGGATTTTACTGGCGGTGAGCCGTTTATGATAGAACAACACTTTGATCTGTTAAGACATGCGGTAGAGTCTGGGTATGCAAAGAACATTTCTATTCATTATAATACAAACGGAACCATACAACCACCCAAAGAAATTTTTGATCTGTGGAAAGAGTTCAAGCACTGTGAAGTGATGTTCAGTATTGATGGCATATTCAAAAAATTTGAATACATTCGCAGTGGTGCAGTATGGGATGAAGTGTGGGCCAACTTCAATCACTTTAAGTCCCATGAATTTTTGAGTATACAGATATGTCACACCGTTAGTATTTTCAATGCTTACTACCTTGAAGAATTTGTAAACAAGTTTGAGGGAACAAACATTTATTTCAATCTGTTGCACTTTCCTAGACAGTATTGTATTAGGAACATGCCAGATTACTGCAAAGAGAAGGTTCGTGAAAAAATTATAAATATACCAGACGCTGATGCCATTGTGAACTTTATGATGCAAGGGGCAGAGTTTGATCATTTAGACCTTGGGTTTTTTCCAGTGACGGAAAAACTTGATAAGGTGAGAGAAGAAGACTACAGCAAAACGTTTGCTGAATTTTATGAGATATTGATAGATGGCGGAATCAGAAACAGACCTTGGGAGAATCCAGACCTTATTAGAGCGGGTTCTGTTTGAGGTCGAATCTCTTAGAGATGAATTAAAAATAAAAAATGTAAATCCCCAGACATTCCGATCTGGGCCTCCTATCATTTGGTATGATAAACTTCCACCCAGAGAACAAGAGTGGAATCCTGCCAACATGCCTAAGAATACCCTTCACCGAAAAAACAATGTTGTTTTTGGAACAACTGACATTCCATACTACTACGAGAAACTTGGACTTTCATTTGAGATAAAAGATTTTCGTGATTGGAATGAATCCTATGCAAACGAAAATAATCTCTACTTTATTGAGATGACTCAGGTTCATATGGGTATGGACGGTATGTTTGAATATATTGACCCAGCAGTTCTTGAATTGGTTAGACGGTATAAAATGGGAATGGTATGGTTCTTCCCCCATGAAGGATTTAGTTTTGATGCCTTGAGAGATGGTAATGAAAAGGGATGGTTGGATAGACTTGTAGAACTTTTTATTCAATACGACATATGGCATGGTCACCACTTCTTAGTATACAACGATCTAAATGCCGCAGAAAACTTTGCGAGATGGAAAACAGCTAGACCAGATATTCCTTTTAAATTCAAAAAAGTGTTTGGGTTTAATTTTTTCCATGAACATTATTGGAGAGAGTATGTTGATAGGACTTGTTGGAGATACAATCCAGTAAATGAAGATAAGGGGTATCGGGAATATCCTTCATTTGGTGACTGGCAATGTTCTGTCTATCGTAATGCTTACATTCAAGTAGAAGATATACCAAAAGAAGTTGTCTCTGAAGCACAACCACACGAATACGGTGGACATCAGTTGACTTGGATGGGTGAATACCAAGATATAAAACTTGATGAGGTTCTTGATGTTATACCACCCCCAGAGGCCAAAGATCGTGATTTACTTTGTCATAATGCAAGAGTAAGAAGTCACAGACCTGTTATTGTTTCAGAGTTGCACAGATTGGGATATAACAACGACAATTCTTTTATTAGTTTTTTGGGGAGAGATCAGGATTTACTACATGTAAACAATTGGAAGGATCAGTGTTTTGAATCAGCTGATATAAACCAATGGACTAGTAGGGTAAAAAATTCTCAGAGTAATTTATTTAACTACGATATGCAGAAAGAATACTTTTATAAATTTTGGCACAAAAATGAAGTTATTCATACCGATAGAAATACTCAAGAAGTAGATAAAGATGATAGAGCAATTCCCGTTGATCAATATGAAAGAAGTTTTTTTGCGTTGGTATCAGAAACTTTATTTGGTGACCCAGGCGATACCGATTGTTTACAGTTGACTGAGAAGATATACAAGGCAATTGCATATAGGATTCCTTTTATGGTTGTTGGTTCTGCTGGCACACTTCAACAACTGAGAGATCAGGGATACGAAACTTTTCCTGAGATGTTTGATGAATCCTATGATAGTATGCAGAACCCTCGTAAAAGGATGCAGGCGATCATTGATAATCTTGAGAAGTGGAGGATGCAGACACAACAAGAGAAAAGGAGAGTATACCAATCTGTCATCCCTAAAATTTACAGGAACTATCAACACTTTCTTGGTTGCACTGATGTTAGAATAAAAGAGGGTAAGAAAGTATTTGAGGAACTAACTCTATGGACGTAAGATATTTTAGTAATGGTGCAGACGTTAAATCTGGTAGTAGATTACTAACGGATTTTGAAAGAAGTTTTACATGCAAACTTCTTAGTGTCTTACCAGAAGATACCTGTCTTGTAAACACCACATGGTTGGGCGATGAGATTACACTGGACAAGTTATCAAAGTGGGAAACAGATAAGAGAAGGGCTTTGTTATATTCTGGTATGGATTGGGAGAACACTACATGCACTCCGCAGAGTAAAACTGGCCACGATCATTTACACGATAGATTTGATTGCACAAATATCGGCAACGTTTCTGATGGTCACTACTTTAGTTTTTGGTTAGAATTCATATGTCAACATGCTTCTTATTTTTTTGATGGAGCATACTGTCTGAGACCCAAAATAGAATATCACTATATGTGTTTGAATAATAAATGCAACGATCACAGGGCGTTGTTGTTGAATTCTATGTGGGAAGATGTCGATGTGTGGAACAAGGGAAACATTTCTGTGTTGACCCCCGATGAACGATATACCTTTGAAGGCCCTATCGTTTTGGACGAAGATAGACCCCCTAGTTTATCAAACATGTTTCACGAGTGGGAAAAACTTTCTGATACTCATATATCAAATGATATTGTATCCTTGGGTGATCCTGCTCACTGGAGGACTCACTTTGCTACTGTTGTTACAGAGAGTTGTCATCACTCAGATGTGTTTCTTAGTGAGAAGATATTCAAACCATTGATAGGACTCAGACCGTTTTTGGCAGTAGGAGATAAGAATCTGTATCCCAAACTTAGAGAATTTGGATTTGATACATTTGAAGACCTTTTCCCGAATGTGGGCAAAGAAGAAAATAATTACGAAAAAAGATGTAGTAATTTGTTAGTAGATTTGAAGAATATCTGTCAATTGTCAATTTTAGACCTTGACAGTCTCTACAAATCAATTTATAATAGGGTAGAGAAGAACAGAAATACAGTTTTGACATTGATGATGTCAAACAAGAAATGGATAGAGGATTTAAATAAGTTATGAAGATAGGTTTTATTGGGTTTGGTAAATTAGGACAACCATGCGGCGAGGTTATTGCATCCAAGGGACACGATGTTGTTGCGTATGATGTAAGGGAAGTTGACACAAAAATTTTTCTGCGAAGGACGATACAGGAGACTGTAGAGGACAGGGAGATCGTGTTTGTTGCAGTTCCTACTCCACATGATCCAGCGTATGACGGTAGAGAACCGACATCTCATTTACCCCCCAAAGATTTTGATTACGATATTGTAAAAGAAGTTTTGTCTGAGGCTGACAAACACATGAACAAAAACCAAGTTCTTGTTCTTATCAGCACCGTGTTGCCTGGCACTGTTCGCAGAGAATTCATTCACCTAGTGAAAAGTGCTAAGTTTGTATACAATCCATACTTGATCGCAATGGGAACCGTTGCTTGGGATATGGTTAATCCTGAGATGGTTATGATAGGAACAGAGAACGGTGAGACATCACCAGAAGCAGGATTATTGAAATCCTTTTACGAATCCATTATGGAAAACAATCCACGATATGTTATTGGAACGTGGGATGAGTGCGAGTGTATCAAGGTATTCTATAATACCTTTATCAGTGCCAAGATTGGTCTTGTAAACATGATACAGGATGTAGCAGAGAAACAAGGTAATATCAATGTTGATGTTGTTGCGAGAGCGTTGAGAGATAGCACTCAAAGAATCATGGGCCCTAGTTACATGAAGCCTGGTATGGGAGATGGTGGTGCATGTCATCCCAGAGATAACATTGCTCTGCGATACATGGCACACAAGTTACATTTGGGGTATGACTTATTTGCAACTATCATGGATGCAAGAGACAAGCAGGCTCTCAATATGGCGTATGCGATTCTGAACGAGGGTCAAGATGTTTTCTTCACTTCAGATTCATACAAACCCCATGTTGATTATGTTGAGGGTAGTTACAGTTTATTGGTGCAACATTTCGTAAGAGAACATGGCGGGAACATTGTAGATAAAATAGAGGACTCATCTGTTGTTGTCAAAGTCCATGAGTCCGATTATGTTGATCCTCAATATGAGGGTGTAGTGTTTGACCCTTGGAGGACACATAAGGGAATAAATACGTTACACTATGGTGATACTAGGAATACGGAGACATGATCAAGAAAATAATAAATTGGTTTAAAAAAAAGTATTGGGAATGGAAAACAAAAAAAGAAATCAAGAAAAAACTAGAGGAAATCAAAAAGCGTGACCCCTTCATCTATGATTAATTGGGGTGTAAGTGCCGGATATCACGATGCTTCTATATCTGTTGTAAAAGGTAAAGAGATACTATTTGCCGGCCATGCAGAAAGATATTCCCGTGTAAAAAATGATAAACTTCTGAACAGTGGTCTTATACGAGATGCGTTGAAGTGGGGAGAACCAGATAATATATACTGGTTTGAAAATCCTGTATGGAAAACAACCAGACGCATCTTTGCTGGCCAGAACAAATGGTGGACAAACCCAAAAGATTATTTTACAATGGTAGGATACGAACCACCTTGTAAGATAAAGTGGGGCAGTCACCACAAGAGTCACATGGCCGCTGGATACTATACTAGTCCGTTCAGTGAAAGTGCCACTCTTGTTATTGATGCGATTGGTGAATGGACTACCATATCAATATGGAAGAATGAAAAAAGAGTTTGGGATTGTTCATATCCACAGTCTTTGGGTTTATTCTATTCTGCTATGACTGACAGGGTAGGACTCAAACCAAATGAAGACGAGTATATCTTGATGGGTATGGCGGCTTATGGTGACCCAGATAGATTTTATAAAGATATGCGAGAGACTTTGCTCTGGCATAAAGTGGTGGGTGTGGGTTTTCATAAGGGATGTCGATGGTGGAAACCAGAACTCACTGAAGAAGATTACTTTGATGTTGCTGCTGCCACTCAGAAAATATATGAAAACGTATTTGAGGCTTTGTTACAAAAAACTCAAGAACTCACAAAGTCTGGTAATCTAGTTTTCATGGGAGGATGCGCCCTCAACTGTCTTGCGAATAGACTGATACCAAAGTATTTTAATGAATACTGGATCATGCCAAACCCAGGCGATGCAGGGTCATCACTTGGGGCAGTTCTTGCATCCACAAAACAAAAAGTAAAATTTCGATCACCGTTCTTAGGTTATAACATAAAGGGCGAATACCCCACTGATGATATTTTACAAGAGTTGTTATTGAATGGTCTCGTTGGTGTTGCATCTGGTCGTGCTGAGTTCGGCCCTCGTGCTTTGGGTAATCGTTCTTTACTTGCAGACCCCAGAGGCGAGTATATGAAATCCAGAGTCAATGCGATAAAACAAAGACAAGAATTTAGACCATTTGCACCTGTTATTAGACAAGAAGATGCCGCAAATTATTTTGAGGTATCAGAGGGATTCACATCACCGTATATGCAAGAAGTTGTTGTTTGCAGACAACCAGAAGAATATCCAGCAATTGTTCACAAGGATGGGACGAGTAGAGTTCAAACTGTAAAACGTAATGAACACGAAGGACTGTATAACCTGTTGACCAAGTGGAAAGAGGAAACAGGATGTGCCATGTTGTTGAATACTAGTTTGAATATCAAAGGCGATCCCATAGTAAATGGACATCACGATGCAAAAGAATTTGAATCGAAGTATGGTGTCAAAGTATGTTGTTAAAGTGGAAAGATGGGACTGTTGTAGAGGTAGACCTTCTGCATTTCTATGGGTGTTCTTTTACTGCTGGTCAAGAATTACTAGACTACACTGATGGTCAGTTTACTCCAGAAGAACAAGAATTAAAAGAGAAACATCTGTCTTGGGCCGCAAAATTATCTAATTTACTAGAACTCCCTTTTGACAATCATGCCAGTGCCGGTAATTCTATGGACAACATGCGTTCACAGTTTTATCACGATGCAATGACTGGCGTTATCAAACCAGGCCATGCTGTTGTAATCGGAACCACTGGTTACTTCAGAGAGACTAGGTTTCACCCCGTAACAGATGATTGGGAATATGGTGGATACTTTCAAGAAACTAAAGTTCTTCATCCAGACGATTATGGTCGTGCTTTTGGTAGGGTTACTAGCAGTTGGTCTTCATATCAGGGTGATGATGATTTCGCTCAAAAATATCTCAAAGAAAAACCACCCTATATTTTTCTCTACGAATACATGAATATCTGTAGGGATATGTTGTATATCGCACAAAGATTTGATATACCGATATTCTTTGTTCAGATTCTTGAACCTATATCAATAGACTACTTTTTAGATGAATATCTACTTGTTCACTTTGGTTTTGTTCCCCCACCTCACGCAAAAACTAAACCGAAAGCGAAAAAAACCTACGAATATCTGGATTCTTTGCGCCATATGGAGAACGAAATACATAAGTATATTATAGGAGAGGACACCAATGCGTCTGATGAGATGTTACAGTCTCGTGGTTCACGTTATGGTAAGGTGTATGCAGTGATGAATGATTTTTGCCTAAAAGGAACCGAAGATAGATTGCCTGGTGGCCACCCAAAACAACACATTCACGATAACTGGGCTAAATTTATTGCCGAAAAATTAAAAGTAGAAAAATGAGTAACGTAATAAAATTTCCAAATAAACGAGTATCTGAACCAACGGGATACAGGATCAATCTTTATACCGAAGATGACATAGCAATTGTTCTTACTTGTCTCAACTTATCTGATGACATGGATGATAAAAGAAAGTGGGTTCGTAAAGACCTTAGAACAATGGAACCAGAACATGCCATCAATAAGATGAAGGATTGTCTTGAAAGTCCTCTGTTATCAGACATCTGTAAAAAGAACATTTGTAGGATAATTAATTCAGTAGAAGTGCTTCCATTGTCCAAACTCTACGCCGAATTTTCATAAATACTTGTAATGATAAAACACATAGAAGAAAATAACACAAGTTATTTTTCCCACCTATTTAGGGCATGGACTTGTTCGGGTGCCCTTTTCATTCACGGTCTTCTACCGTGGATTCTCACAGACTACGCTTCAAAAAAACTAAAGGAGGATACCCCCACTTAACGCACGCCAGCATAAAATTAACCAACAAAAGGAACGATCATGCCAAAGCGTAAATCTAATCTTCAACTTATACCAGACCAAACCCAAAGAGGCAATGGTGGTAATACAACGTTGAAGATGCGTATTGATGATTTGATTACGATAGATGCTATGACAGAAACACAGGGCCAGTTTTTCTCAGAATACTCTGGTTCCAAAGCGATGATACTCCACGGTGCAGCAGGAACAGGAAAGACATTTATTGCACTATACAAAGCACTAGAAGAAGTGTTGATGAAGGGCGGGTTTTACAAGAAAGTTATTATTGTAAGATCGGCAGTCCCTTCCAGAGAAATAGGTCATTTACCAGGCGACCAAGACGATAAATCGGAGGTATATAAAACGCCATATGTCTTGATGTGTGATGAACTATTCCCCACCAAACAAGTGCCGTTTCAACGGTTAGTAGAACAAAAACACCTAGACTTTATGATCACCTCGTTTGTTCGTGGCTTGACACTAGACAATACTATTGTTATAGTTGATGAGTGCCAGAACATGAACGACATGGAACTCAACTCTATTATGACCAGAGTTGGAGTAAATAGTAAGATCATATTTGCTGGAGATTTTCGTCAAACAGACCTATATAAAAGAGGAGATGTCTCTGGTCTGAAGAAATTTATGACAATTGCTGATAATATGCCTTCATTTAAAACATTTGAGTTTGATACAGATGATATCGTAAGAAGTGATCTGGTCAGAGAATATCTGGTCGCTAGGATGAAATACGAGGATGAAGTAGCCTAAGGAGATAAGACATGAATACCTGTAAATGTTGTAAGTGTTGTTCTTGCGATTGTTGTTAATATCGCTTGACATTTGCTTATAAGTATAGTATGATACTATATTAATTGTAGGTTTTATTATGTTTAATCATGTAACGGGGATTGAGTTCCCCACATTAGTCCGTGAAAACTTTGAAGGGAAGCGGATGTATAAAACCGAGGGTGGTGATAGATTTCCGTCTGTCACCACCGTCCTCGGCCATAAATCCAAACCCGCTATCAAAGCATGGCGAAAGAAGGTAGGTGCCGCTACTGCGAACAAGATCAGTAAACAGGCATCTGTGCGTGGCACAAAAATCCACTCTTTGTGTGAAGATTACGTCAACAACGAAGAATTAGATTTCGACAAATTATCCTTTGTTGAAGTTGACATGTTCAATCAAATGAAACCACTGATAGACCGCATTGATAACATTCATTGCGTGGAACAGTTTCTATACAGTGAACATCTACGTCTTGCCGGTCAGGCAGACTGCATTGCTGAATTTGATGGTAGACTCTCTATCATTGATTTCAAGACATCCGCAAAACTCAAAAAGAAATCATACATCAAGAATTACTTTGCTCAGTGTGCTGCCTATGCAATCATGTTTGAGGAAAGAACTGGTATTCCGATTGATACCTCAGTGATCATTATTGGTGTTCAGGCAGAAGAATCTCAACTTTTTGTCGAAAAACGTGATAATTACACAGAATATCTGCTAGAATGTCGTGATTTATACGAAAAACAGGTATTGACATCTGCTGCCTAGTGTGGTATTATAAATACATGATCGGTCGTTGAAGTGGACTGAAAGGTTGTAGGACGGGAGTGCGATTCTCCCCACCTCCACCATAAGGCCATCCATGATAACTGAACAAGCCATGGGTGGTTTTATGATGGGGGTGAACAGGTTCGACTGCGATTGTATAGGACAAACCGAGACTGATTGACTGGCAAAGCGCCACTAATATAAACGCAAACGATGACGTTTATCCTCTAGCTGCATAAGTTAGACGGGGTATGGGTTCCACCTTGTTATCCAACGGGCCTCTTACAATAGAAAGGAGAAATCGAATGGATGTCCAAGAGATTTTAACTTATGTAATTGGAAGTTTATTATTACTAGTCCCAGTGACTAGTGATCCCAAACCACCGCTGCAAGAAGTTGTGGTTGAGGCTGAGAAAAGAGTGATCTTGAATGAGCGGGATGTTGCCTGTTTATCCAAAAACATTTACTTTGAGGCTCGTGGTGAGGGCACTGAAGGACAAGTTGCGGTAGCTCATGTTACCTTGAATAGAGTTGAACATAAAAAGTTTCCAAACACGGTTTGCGAAGTTGTTCACCAAGCAAAGGTATGGGATGGTCACCCCGTCAGATATAAATGCCAGTTTTCTTGGTATTGTGATGGTAAGTCTGATAGGATAGACGATTGGCGATCCTATCATGCGATAACCGAAGTTGCTAGGATGGCATTGTTAGGTGACATTGAAGATAACACAAATGGTTCGACATTCTATCATGCAAATTATGTCAAACCAGATTGGTCTAATCACATGGCGATTGCGGTAATACATGACAAACATATATTCTATAGGATGCGTTAGTGTCCACTCATAATTTTATTGTCACTGGTGGGTGTGGTTTTATAGGTTCACACCTTACAGAAGCATTGATACTACATGAACAAAATGTTCTTGTTATTGATGACATGAGCAAAGGTAAATATAAGATACCCCACAAAAATGTGACGTATCTTCACCAAGATGTTGCGGATGTTTTTCCTACTGGTCAGTTTGATGCTATATTTCATCTGGCTGCGACTCCACGAGTAAGGATGTCTCAGGATCAACCTTACAACACAATCAAGAATAATGTTGATACCACTCTGACGGTATGTGAGTGGGCTAGACAGTTGCGGATACCTATATTTTTTGCCGCATCTTCTAGCACACAGTTCTCATCCAACAAGTCAAATCCATACACTTTCAGTAAAAGTATGTCAGAAGATATACTAGATTTGTATTCAAGGCTTTACAGAGTCCACTATCATATGTTATACTTCTATAATGTATACGGGCCACGAGAATCAGACTACGGAGAATATAGCACCGTGGTAAGAGCTTTCAAAAAATGCGTTGAGAATGATGTTCCCCTCAGAGTATTTGGAAGTGGCAAAAAAGAAAGGGACTTCACTCACATATACGATGTAATTGACGGCATATTGAAACTGCTAAGTGAAAAAAAGAAACCCCAACACATTCATTTGGGTAGGGGCAATCCAACCAGTGTATTGGATGTTGCAAAAGCATTCGGTCACCCAATGGTTCACGAGTTCGATAAGCAGGGCGAAGCTGAAATGACTTATTGTGAGAATCCGTTTTATGATTGTGAATATGATGTTGTTCGATATATCAAAGAATGGAAAGAAGAATTTCTTAGATCAACTGTGGAACAACAATTAAAAGAAGTGGATGAAAAACATGCCAAAATCTGAAAAAGAAAAAGTATCGTCTGATGAGTTCTTGATAACGAATCAACAATTTTCCAGTGCTACGGAGTTCTCTCAGCACATAGAACGCAAAGCAAGTATAGGACAAAACTATATTGATGTCTTGACCGACTACTGTGTTCGTAATGAGGTAGAGATTGAAAGTGTCAAGAAATTATTGACCCCATCGCTCAAGGAGAAGATTGCCGCTGAGGCGCAGAATCTAAATCTGTTGAAAGTCAAGGCTGCACCTAAACTGCCGATATGATAGAACCCTTTGAGGTCTACCGTCTTTATCTTGCGATCAAATTACACTTCACAACTAAGAACTATGATATCGTAAAATACCGATTCAAGGTTCGGGTGAAGGAAGAAACTTTTCGCAAACGTAAAGACATGGTATCAATCAAGAAACTTGCTCGGGACTACTCTCGTGACGAGATCATAAACTTCCTTGTTGCCAACTTTGTGTCTGGTGAGAAGTGGGGTGGACTTTTTGATGTCGATGCAGCCAGACGATATGAAGAATGGCAGAACAGGAAAGTCAAACGAGAATACCAGTTTAAACAGGATGTTGATAGAATAATCCTTGAGATGGAAAAAGAAAACATTATCAATCCATTTGTCGAAAAAAATTCAAAACACCCCTTGACATTTAGGTTGTTCTTTGGTAATATTATTAATATAGAGACAATGACAATATTAGATAAGATATTTGATTTTGTCGATACGAATACAAATGACATACTACTGGAAGACGCTTGTATGTGTATACAGAAGTATCGTCCGTTTGTAAAGGTGACAGACAAAATGATGTCTGTTTCAGACCAACTCAAAAGTGTTATAAATAGGAAGATACATCAATGAGTAAGTCAAATAACTCCAGACGGTCTAACCAGAAGGAGCGTATGCGTAGAGTCGGGGAAGACAAAACACGGCTTGACAAATACAAACATTTGTTGTATGATGAAGATGTATATGATAGTGATGAGTTTCAACAATCACTAACTGCAAAATCAAAAATACACAGTAAAATTAAACCCGAATAAATTGCAAATAAAGGAGCATAATATGTCTGCAAATTCTCTCTCTGAACTCCGTAAGAGTCGTGGCAACTTTGATACTTTGCTTAAGCAAGTAGAGAAGATGTCAACCACCACTACAGAATCCAATGATACCGGCAAAGAGTGGAAACTCTCTGTTGATAAGGCTGGAAATGGTTCTGCCGTAATTCGTTTCCTTCCCCCTTCCAAGGGTGAGGAGTCTTATTGGGTGCGTCTTTGGACACACGGTTTCCAAGGCCCCACTGGTAAGTGGTATATCGAAAACTCTCTTACTACTCTGAACCAACCTGATCCCGTTTCGGAACTGAACACTCAGCTCTGGAATACAGGTGCGGATGCTGATAAGGAGACCGCTCGTAAACAGAAGCGCCGTCTTTCTTATTACTCTAACATTCTTGTTGTGAGTGATCCTGCCAACCCAGAAAACGAAGGTAAAGTTTTCTTGTATCGGTATGGTCAGAAAATCTTTGAAATGATTCAAGATGTAATCAAACCAGAACTGCCAACAGAAGACCCGATCAATCCTTTTGATCCGTGGGAAGGTGTTGACTTTGCACTGGTTGCTAGGAATGTCGCTGGTTATCGTAACTACGACAAGTCTAAGTTTGGTTCCAAGGTTCGTCCTATTGCCGACTCAGATGAAGCGATTGATGAACTCTGGGGGCAACAACAGTCCCTTAATGAGATCGTTGATCCTAGTCAGTTCAAATCTTATGATGAACTCAAAGCAAAACTTGAAATGGTTTTGAAGGGTAGTGTTGCGGCGATCACGCCTGCTTCTGCTCAAACTGGTGATGTCGAGGATGATATCTTTATCAATGAGTCTACTGCAACTCCCGAAACTACTGTTGCAGCTGATTCTGGAGATGACGAAGATGCAATGTCTTACTTCTCCCGACTTGCTGATGACTAAAACATTTTAGTCTTTACAGAGGGCGCCATAAATAGTGGCGCCCTTTTTTTATCTATAATATGATTCATGCAAGGTTTAATTTTTGGCGGACAGCTTGAGGACTTGGGATTAGAATTTGATCCCTCGTTGGTCAGTATTCGTAGGTCATCTGGTGGACATAAAATCGCCACTTTTCTCAGAAGACACGGTTACGATATTGATGTCGTTGACTATGTTCACAGGTGGGACATAGAACAACTTAAAGCATTCATTGAATATAAGGTCACCGATGACTGTCTATTCTTTGGATTTGGTTCGACATTCTTTCTAAACACACCCACCGTTCTTGAATTAGTAAAATGGTTGAAGGAACGGTATCCACATATACCCCTTGTTGCAGGCAGTCAGAACCACTCCATGATGGAATTAAAAATGGATTGGTATATCTATGGGTATGGAGAAAATGCCATACTTGCCTTGTTAGATCATTTCAAGGGTGGCCCAGAACCTATCCACAGTGGCAGAATGATAAACTGCTACGTCAACTACAAATCTTTTCCACAAGACGATCTTACAGTATCCTACCGTGATGATGATTTCATACAACCAAGAGAAATACTGTTACTAGAGTTTGCTCGTGGTTGTAAGTTCAAATGTAAGTTCTGTAGTTTTCCTGTCCTTGGAGTCAAGGGCGATTACTCACGCACCGCACAGAGCGTCTATGATGAGATGTTGCGTAATTACGACAGGTGGGGAACGGAACATTATATTGTCCTAGATGAAACGTTCAATGATAGTAGTGAGAAGATTGAGAAGTTTGCCAGTGTCATAGAGAAACTGCCGTTCACACCAAAGATGACGGCGTATATTCGTGCAGACTTGATTACTACCAGAAAAAAAGATTGGGACAATCTGATCAAGATGGGTATCACCTCGCACTTTTATGGTGTCGAGTCGTTGAACCACAAGGCTGCCAAGTCTATCGGCAAGGGTATGGACAGTGGTAGGATCAAAGAGGGGTTGTTGGAAGTTGATGAATACTTTCGTAGTGCCGGACACTACAAAGGACATATCTCTCTTATTGCTGGTCTGCCACACGAGACTGTGGACAGTCTCAGGGACACTGGCAAGTGGTTATCGTCTTATTGGAATCAAAACAGTTATCATATGAATGTGTTGATGATAAAAGACTTAGAGAGAAATACAGAAACGTTGAACCACAATTCAGAGTTTGATAAGAACTGGTTTGATTATGGATATCGTAGGGACATCATTCCACTGGATGATATTGATTGGTCAAAGAGTAGAAATCCATATTACAAAACGTTATATGATTATGTTCGATCTACTGGATACTATTTGTTCTGGAGAAATGAACACACAAACCTACAGGAAGTGATGAGATTTTGTGCAGAGGAGTTCAGTGAGTATCAGGCAAAGAATCTAATTGATCCTTTCATGTATGATAAGTTTTTTATTGATCCAGAAGTTCAGTGGTCAGACTTTGCAACTAAAGTTCATATGGAAAGAAGAACGGATCACATTCTCAATCACATTGATAATTACATAGAAAAGAAATTAGACCAAGTGTTTAACGTTGCTGTTGATAAACAATAGTTCTGCGTTGTTGTTTGGTAATGAAGTCTTTGGTGTAGTAACGTTTACACTTACCTCTGGTTGATATGGTAAAGTATTGTTTGATGCTCCAACCGCACCGGCCAGTGCTTGTGTCAACACTATCTGATCAGATTCTTTTTCCAGACTCGTGATATTTGCACTTGCGTCTTCAACTTCCACAGAATTATTCATTGCTACTGGTGGGATTGCATTTAGAGCTGTTGTTGCTTCATTCTGTGCGATTACTGGATCAACTTGAACACCAGCCTGCATAACACCACCAGTTTCCATGGCGATTTGACTTGCCCCTTCTGCTGTAGGTGCGGAACCTGTTACTTGTCCTGTAACGGGGTCATTTATGACCCGCCCCCGCCGGTCTCGGCGAACAGGGGTCTCTGTGACTGCCTCTATTGCCTCTGCACTGTTCCCGCCATCATCACCAGTAACTAATTTTGCCATTGCCTCTGTTGCCATTGCAGTTATCTGTGCCATTCTAGCACTTACTTGATCACCTGTTAGTCCGCCTGGCTCATCTTCTGGGAATACGTCATATACATCTTTGTAAACATCTCTTACCAATGAGGCAACGTCCATACCCACACCAGCGAAAGGAATCGCACCACCCAATTCCATCATCGCACCCGTCATGTCACCTTTAATCATTTTCTCCGTGGCAAAATACATATTAAATAGTTCACCGACAAAGGGCAGAGCTTTTGCTGCTCCAGTTCCAATGTGTTTTGCGATAGATGATGATATTTTCGCAGCAACACCAGCAGTGGCTTCTCCACCCTCTCTCAATACTTTTGCTTCTGCTTTTTGTAGAGCCTCCATAGAGTTTCTTGCAGCGTCAGCTGCAGCACCATGAATTTCTTGTCCTGCTTTGTTGATCGCTCTGTTACCCTCAAATCTTACTCCGCCCGTGCTAGTCTGAACCGCACTTCTAGCCATTCTGTCTGCCGCTTTATCCGCTGACGATTCAATGATTCTGGCGGCACCCTTCTCTCCTACTGTTCCTACTACTGATCCAGTAATTTTCGCACCGGCAGTTAATGCCGTATCTGATAATTCATCGCCAATGATGGCATCAAATCTTTCTTGTGATCCTGCTTCTGTTGCTTCTTTAATCTCTGCTTCTGTTCGTTCTTCTTCCTCTGCACCCTCTCCTGCCACTCTCATCCCTTGTAGAGCAAGCAGTCCAGCACCCAATCCCGCCAAAGCTTTTCCAAGTCCACTGCCCATCATGTCACCCATACCTTGAGATGGTCTGGCAAACATTGATGCTAATGCTGCTTGATTTGCTGCTTCTGGTTGTTTGGAACCGATACCTGATACAAAATTTGCGGTGTCACCTTTGATTGATACAAGAACTCTTTCGATGTCTTGGAGTTGTCTTACTACGGGATCGGAACTATCTGCATCTGATAATGCTGATGTCGCTCCAGCTGCACTGGTCATGTTGTTTTGTCCGCCAGTTGCCATGAATCCCATCGCAGTGTCACCGCCGCCGGCAGATGCTCCTTGCATTTCCTGTCCAGCATTAGCGAATAGGTTTCCTAGTCCAAACCCAACTGCGCCTCCGAGAAGACCTCCTCCACCACCTCTCTTTGTCATGGGTTTTGCCGCTCGAGCACCTCGAGCGCTTTTAGCTCCTCTAGCAGCTCTACCGCCTCCCATGAACATTCTTGCTAGCATTGGTAACATTATTTTTGTCCTTGTTTCATCTTGTCAGCTTTTTTCTTTAGATGTTGAACCAACATGGATATGTAAACCGTCCTCTCCCATGGCATCCAATTTTCAATCTCTGTTAAACTGTATTTATGTTCTTGCATTAATAAAAAGTTAGTTTTAAAATAGTTTTGCAGAGATTCATGGAAGAGGCTTACACGAAAAAATCCAGATACCCATTCATAAATGCGTAATTGATCTTTCCACACTTCTTACACTGGAACTCTATTGTATGTTCCATGACAGGCATAGTCTCAAAGAAGTTTCTGATATTCTCAAAAGCATCTGAGGTCAGGTTTTCGATAAACTCCAATCTTTCTTCAAAACTGGTTTCCTCAGAACTGTATACCGCATCCTCCATGTAAATCTTGTCAATACATTTCGCAGCAGTAGAATATATTTCTGCGTGAGTCTTTGTTCCAGCGATCTCTTTCAATTCCTCTGTCCGAGGATATCTCATTTCAATTGATAATCCCTCAGTGAGTTGTATTGTCGGTGAGTGTGACTCATCTTCTTTCAACTCAAAGTTATTAAGGTCAATTAAAACAGTTGCCTTTTCGTCACACTCTCCGCATCTAAACACTGCTTCAACCGAATCACCGACTGACATTTTTCTCAGTTCGATGAAAATGTTTTGCATGTCGAAGATTGGAATCTTGTCACCTTCAACTTTACCGAAAGAACAGTTGGTCACAATTTGTTGTGACGCTTTTACCATGTCTTCCGCTTCGCCCGATTCTGCTGCTAAAACTAACAGTTTTTCTTCTTTCACTAAGAAAGGTCTGAACTCGACCTTTTCCTTCAAGGAGTGGACGTATATCTCACTTAAAGGATATTCTGTAATAGGTAGTCCCATAATTAAACTCCATAGTTATTGAATTTTTCTTCCCACATCTTTTCTTATAAAGTCACCAAGGACTGACGAAACACTCTTGCCTTTGCGTAAATCTCTGACAAAATTACCGAGGGTGCCTGGCCCTGTTGATGATGCTTCCCAACTTCTGTATGAGAATGTTACTGCAACTCTTACAATACCATCTCCACCTTGTGCCACTGGCGTGATGTTTAACAATCGTGGGAACGCTTCTTTCAACGTCCATCTCTTTGCACGATCCTCTTGTTTGTCCAATGCAATAACATCAACTTCTCCACGACCAATTGTTTCATCGTAGAATCTAGGTTCTTTTGTTTGTGGGTTGACTACAGTTTGCATCCAATCTTCAAAGTATGCTCTTACATCCCAATCGGTGTCACAGTAAAAAGTAAATGCAGCGGACTCGCCAAAGAACTCTATGCCATGCACTCTGTTTTCTGTCCACATACCGATCTTTGTCGGTGACCACAATGCTTGTAAGCCTGGTATTGTTGCTTCTTCAACCAACATTGATGGCAGTCGATCATTGCCTATGGGACTCTTTAATTGTATCTCAAATCTATTTGAGAACGCCAGGCCATTACCTCTGACTTGACCGAGAAAGTCACTTACACTAAAATAAGCCATTACATCATGCTCCTAGAATCTGAAAATACAGTTCCTTTATTTGTGTTGAAATCTTCTACTGGTAAAAATATTGCCGCCTTCCAATCTTCTGGGTTTATCTTATGAAACCCGCTGCGAAGTTGTGAGGTCAGATATCTTTTTACACATGGTTTGACTTCTGGAAATCTTGCAGCACTACTCAACAAGTCCCAATTGTATTGCATTTGAGATTGCGAGGTGATTGCTTGATCATCTAGTGTCTCTAGTAGTTTTCCTAGTAGTCTTGCCCTTAAAAGATATGGAAGATAATGTAAGTTCATTCCCCAAAATCCATCGTTTGTTGGTTCAAACGGTAGACATAAAGGGAACGCATCAAAGTATGGCAGTCTGTTTTTATGTTTAGCATCATATCTAAACAAATACATAGAACCAATTTCGTATATCGGCACCCTTGTTGTTATGCTGGACGCCATTGCACTGCGAGGATTATTTATCCCCCCAGCAACGTTGCGAACTTGATTCATATACCAGTTGAACGATTTTTGTCCCTGATTAGAATCCGCTCTGATTTGTTCAAATGGATTTGCCATGGGACTATTTATAATAGATACCGAGCTCCTTCTCAGTAATTATTTTGAACATCCATCCTCTGTCCTCACAAAATTCTTGTGCGGATTTCCATTTCGCTTCGTTGATTCCCCATTGAGCAACTTCTTGTAAATACTTCTTTGTCTTTTTTTTTTTTTTTTTGGGTTTGGTGAACCTTGATGGTTTCGCTTCTATGAGATATGTCCCACCTCTGGTTTTCAAGTAGAAGTCTACATAGTATCTGTGTATTCTTCTGTCGATTGGTGATCTATAAGGTATCACCACAGACTCCGATGACCACTCAAAAACATCCTCATTCAAGTCGGCCCAATTCATAAATTTCAGTTCGTATCCCGATCTGTAAATTATCTCTTGAACGTTCCCTTTATATTTTGCAGGATTTTTAGGAATAAATCGTCCTTGGTGTAAATCTTTTCTATAAGGCATATAAATAGTCCAATAATAACAATACTATTTAGGGTAAAGTAATGACAGACACAAACACAGCACCCCAAGATATTACACCCAGAGACACTAATACACAAGTCGGTGCTGGTTCTAATCAACAAGCTGGTGACGGGTCATCATCTTCTAAGGGTGGTTCTGAAACTGGTGGTGCTGGTTCTCAAGCAAATCCTGGCCAGAAAGCTGGCGCTCCCAGAAAATACAATTATCCCATTGATGTAGATAATGTAAATTATCCGCACACAATCAATATACAAATCTTTAGTAGTGGTGGCGGTGGAGCAAAAGACGGTGCTGATAAATCAGTTTTTGAGGGATCAGAATCAGATGTTGGAAATGATGCCGCTGGCACAACTGCCGAGGGTGGTGGTGGAGTAGGAGGCCAAGTTTTAGATACAATTTCTGAACAATTTGGAAATGTTGCTGACCAGTTTTCTCAGGGATCAACTCAATTGACTGCTGACATCAATCTTATAATGACAAACTCACCAGTGAATAGAATGTCAGCACAGTGGGATGCCATGGATTTTGGTCTACTTGGTGCCGCACTAGAACAGTTCCGAAAAGATAAAAACTTACAGGGAATTGTAAAAAACATTAGTGAAAACTCTGCTGCTGGTTCAGAATACTTGATACGACAAACTGCTGCGTTGTTCAATATAGGAAAACAACTTGGTATCAACCTTCCCGTGAACGATAGTATTTCTGTCTTTACAAGAAAGGTAGAGAACCCGTTTAAAGAACAGTTATTCAAAACCATGAACTTCAGAAGTTTTCCTATGGAAATTAAGTTCGCCCCTAGAAGTGGTGCAGAACTGAATGAAGTGATGAATATCATCTATCAACTAGAGTGGAACATGCACCCCGAAAGAGAAACATTGTTCTTGAGATATCCAGCAGAGTTCAAAATAACGTATCAATACAATGGTGCAAAAAACAAATTCCTCAACGAAATAAATAGATGCGTTTTGACTGATATGCAAGTCTCTTACGGACACAATGGATTTATGACTAGTTTTGAGGGTGGTGCTCCAACTGAGATAACCGTAAGTTTAAACTTCAAAGAAGTTCTTTTAAGAGACAGAAAACAAATTAACCCATATGGTGGCGGTGGTGCAGTGGCAGGGACAACTTTGCCACCTGTTGTTACTGATACTGGTTCTGATGAGGCGAGAGCAGCAGATGCTCTTAACGCTGATGCACAGGCGAATGGTGTCAATGGAGAGGGAGCAGGCAACTAATGTTTTTTAAATTTTTTCCAAATAGAAATTATATCTTTGATAGAACATCCGTTCAGATTCCTGATCTTTTTAGGAGAGTTCACCCTACCAGTAAATTTGTAAACTCTACCTTGTTAGAGTTTCACCGAGTAAGAGATGGAGAAAGACCAGAAGATATATCGTTTGATCTTTATGGTAATGTAGAACACTACTGGACGATACTGTTGATAAATGATGTTATTGATCCATATAAAGATTGGTTGATGGACTACAATACACTGTATGAGTATGCTTTAGAAAAATATGGTAGTCAGTCTAGGTTAGATGATCCCCACCATTATGTCCACGCTGGAACAGAGGTTAGGGTTGATTATGATTCTGCTGCAATCTCAGCTGCTACCATCGTTCCAGTGACCAACTTTGAACACGAAATAAGTGAGAACGAAAAGAAAAGAGACATATACGTTTTGGCAAAAGAACATGTTAATAACTTTTCCAAACAATTTGCAAAATTAATTAGAGAAGAATAATTTATTATGGCACAATCACCAGAAATTTATAGGCCAGGTAGATTCAGACCAGACGTAATTAGGTTAGTGGGTGATGGGGGATCACAAGACCTTCAAAACTTTGCTGGTCAGCTTACCATATTTGAAAACTGTTTTGCTAACTGTCTATTTGGCGAACTGGCTATCGGTGATGCAAAGAACTTGATCCAAGATATCAAACTGCGTGGAACCGAAAGAGTTATTGTTGAAATGGTCTCTATCAGAAGTGACACTGGAAATCCACAATGTGCTCCTTTGAAATACGAGTTTGTTGTCACTGGTATTGTTGATAGAATAATGAAAGAGGACAGGGAATCAATGTATGTCCTCAAACTAGTATCTCCAGAAGGATATGAAAACTCCAGTAGAGTTGCTACAAAAAGATTTGCCGGCGATCCAAAAGCAGTGTTGAACCAAGTTTGGAATGAGTATTGTGATGCTGGTAGTGGCGGACTTGACTTCTTTGACCTAGAATTCAAGAGAAAGGAATTTGTCTTTATGGCAAACTTCTGGTCTGGGTTCCGCTGTATGAATTACTGTTTAAAACAACTTGCTCCAGTAGACCCATACATGCCAAACACACTTGTCTTTCAAAGTGACAAGAAAAATTACTGCACCAGTTTGTCGAAGATGTCACACGTTTACAAATCTGCAAACAAGGTTTATGATTCTTTTGATTTGATACCAAACCTCTCAGAAGAATCTGGGCCTAACAGAGAAGAAGGATATACTTATATTCATCCGTTTATTGATGCTAAATATAATGTCATGGATGGTATCAGTCAACCCATATTTGCAGATATTATGCACGACCTAAATACAGGATTCATGGGCAGTCATACAATTGGTTTTGACATGCACAAGAGATTGTCATATAGAATGTTCTTTGACTATACACCCAAACAAGCTGGTATAGAGGGTTTAGTTCCAGTGCAGGGCGATCACCTCTTACCATATAAGTGGGATGACTTTTATCATCTCAAACACAAAGGTGGTATCAATCCCATACATGACAATATAAAATTTCACCCGTATTCAAATGTCAATGTGAAAATGGGTAATCATAACATATGGTCAGACAAAGATTTTGGGTATGATGAGTTTCACTTTGAGAACACCGCATTTAGAGATAGTGCTGTTGCAGAGTTGACCAGACACCAAATAGATATTGTAGTAAACGGCAGAACAGATGTCGATCTGGGGATGTTGGTATTTTTGAGATTCCCGAATCCAAAAGAGAAGGGCGACAATCCTTCCGAATCAGACGTATACGATGAGAAGTCATCTGGTCTTTATCAGATCATTGGTATCAGACATGACTTTATTTTTGGAGATTCGTTTGAACATACGATGAAATTAGAAGTGATTAGAGACTCCACGGAGAAAAAATAATGGCAGGTGCAAAAGAAGTTAGATATCCACCCTTTCACTGGTGGCAGGGAATAGTAGAGGACAGAAATGATCCTGCCTACATGGGTAGGTATCGTGTTCGTATATTTGGATATCACACTGCTAACAAAGATCAACTACCAACAGAAGATTTGCCTTGGTCAGTTCCAATGCAACCAGTAACCTCAGCTGCAATATCAGGTGTGGGTTCTTCTCCAACTGGATTGGTTGAAGGTTCGGCAGTTGTTGGATTTTTCGTAGATGGTGACGAAGGACAGATGCCAGTGATCATAGGATCATTTGGTGTCAACTCATTCTTACCCAAAGAAGGCGAAGACGGAACTGGTGCTGTGTCAGACCCAGATCGTTCTGTTATTGGTTTCTATGATCCAACCTATCTGTATCCAAAAAGAAAGATAACTGATAGGGGTGATGCTGGTGGTGATTATGGTTTGACCAATCACTCTAGTGGTAGACCCAGAGATGCTGCGAGTTCTCAGAACAGGGATGGAAACTATTCAGAGGGTGGAGAGGATGTTGGCGAAAACATTCTTGAAGAACCAGATATGTCTCGACTCGCCAGAAACAGGGCCGACAAGAAAAAAGCAGAAGAACACTATTCACTGAAAGCAAAGAGAGATAGTAGAGTAAAAGAAATTCCAATTGCCTACGCAGCTGCTGCCAGTGGTGCGGATAGACCAATGGGGATGAAACACCCCGATGATGGTAGCGGAGAAGAAATAGAGATCAATGATCCAAAATATATTCCATCTGCGTGGTCAGAACCCCATCCACAAGGAACTCCACCAGACGCTTCCGCAGACCCAGAAGAATCAAAGTCAGAGTATCCATTCAACCATGTTTATGAAAGTGAAAGTGGACATGTGAGGGAGATGGATGATACGCCTGGGGCTGAGAGGATACATGAATATCACAAAGCAGGCACATTCTATGAGATTCTACCCAATGGTGATAAGGTCACCAAGATTGTGGGTAACGGATTTGAAATAGACATGAAGAACAAAATGATCTATGTCGCTGGTGATTATAGTATGACCGTTGATGGTGACTACTACTTGAACGTCAAGGGTAACAAGACCGAACATATTAGTGGGCATTGTTTCCAAACTGTCAAAGGCACTAGAGTTGCGAAGATTCAAGGTAACGATTTGTTCGATACAGAAAGTAATATGAAACTTCATGTTATGAAAAACTATTCTGCTCAGATAGGTAGTAATGATCCAGCGTATTCTACTGGGCCTGGTAACTTTAATATGCGTGTTACTGGTGAATACAGTCTCAGAGTAAGAGATAAGATCAAGACCATCGGCATGTCTGACAGAAAAGACATCACCTTTGGTAATCACAAAATAAATGTGTATCCCAAGTTTGAGATTGATTTCGGGAAGGCAAAAGATGCTTCCATAGATGCTTTAGAAGACTCAGCTGAAGTGGGTGGCGGGCAAGGACTTGGTTTGGATTCGATCTTGGGTAAATCAAAACTAGAATTGTTTGCACAACAAGATGTTTCCATTGCAACTGGACAATTAGCTCCCGATCCATTTTTCCCAATATCTCCGTTCCCATCTGTTAGTATTGTAACTGCTAGGTATAATCTGTCTGCTACTTCTGACCTATATGAGAAGGTTGGGCCAGGCGCTGTCGCTAACATTGCATCTGCAATACCAAGACCAGGCTTTGCAACTAGAAATGCTTTATTCGGTATTAACAATATCCAAGGATTTGATACTGGTATTTTCTCTTTGATGCCTGGGATTCAAAATTTTGTTACTGCTGGTGGACTTACTAATAATGTAATGGCTGGTGGTATGTATAACACTGTTATGTTGGGTGGTATGTTTGACACAATTGCTGCTGGTGGTAGAGGAACCATAGTTGTAGCGGGCGGCCTGTTCCAATCAGTATTGGCTGGGGCGATAAACATTAACGCACTCGCTGGTGCTGCAACTTTCCGTGCCGATGCAGGAGTAACCACGATTGGTAATATCACATCTGCAACCGTTGTAACTGGCGTCACCGTTTCACTGGTGTAATAGGAGAGAGTTTTGGCTACTATCGCTGATCCAAAAAAAGAAACAAACGCCGCAGTTGATGATCTTGTAAAAGACATCACCAACGGTTCTGGCATTGATGATGTTAAAAATGAGGTTGCCGGTCAGGTAGAAAACGTCAAAGGTCTTTTTGATGGTCTGGGTGATCTTAC